TTACCAAAGCCTAATAATTCTTTGGCACTTGGTGAAAGGTTGGTATACACCTGTCTTTTTGGCATTCTGGCCATTTCATGGGAGCCCAACGCAGTCCAACTTCTTTTTCTTGCACCCTGTGGTCTGTTATCTACTTTCTCCGGCTTATAAGCTTTACCCTTCGATTTTGTTGTAGTTGTTTCTCCAGTTTCTTTATCCATAAATTTTTGATTATCATCTCGTTTACCTGCCGGGGGGGCTGCTATTAATCCTCCGGGCTCTTCGCCACCGCCTTCTGGGGCTGGCGTTTCTCCGCCGCCTTCGGGTGCTGCTTCGGGAGCTGCTGCTTCGGGGGCTCCACCCATTTCTCCACCTAAGTCAGCGCCCATATCTGCTCCAAGGTCTTCGCCGCCCATATCTCCCATTCCTCCACCTAAAGCGCCTCCGCCGGCGCCCATTGCACCTTCGGCAGCTGCTCCGGCATTTTCAAGCTCTTGAGAAACCTGTTTATCGTAGAAAAGCTCTCTTTGATTTCGTTGGAATTCTTCATCGGAGATTTCAAAAATGTTCTGGGCGACCCATCGTTTGCTGAAATATCCTTCAGGTACCGAGGCAACCGCGTCAAATTTAGTTTTCCAATGTTCAAGTTCTTGCATCTCTGCAATTTTTGAAGGATTGTTGAGTTTAAGTTTAAAGTTTAAAAGATCTTCGTTCCGAAAGCCTAAAACATATAAATGTATCATTGCCACCTTTTCGAGTTCGGCTAACACACATCGTTGAAGTCTGTCAATGGTCCTCGCAAACCGAATATCTTTTTGCGCTAATGTCCCTTTGTCTTCCGCTGCACCTTCGCCATAGGTTAAATAAGATTGAGGTATTTTTAACCCTGAGAATAATTTATCGCGAAGGTATTTCACATCGTCAATGTCATTTGTATTTGCATCAGATGATATCTGTTCAATTTTTGTTTGAACTCCGCCGCGGACTGGTATATAATAGTCTTCTTCGACAGACATTGGATTGTATCGCAAATCGACTTGGCCACTGGTCGGATCAACAACTTGATTTCTTTTCATCGAGGTCATAAATCGTTGCATAAACTGCTCGACCTCGGCCGGCGGTATATTACCAACATCAACATAAAAAACTTTTCTTGACGGTGAGCGAACAATGCGATAAGCCATCATTGCATCTTCTAAAAGCGTTAATTGGCGCCAAATACGACGCACAGCGTCGAGCACAGAAGTGCCATATGGAGCAAATTTGTCATTTCCCAAAACTCTAAAGTGTGCGCACTGCCAGTTCTCAAAAGTCAGTCCTGCACTATTCCATTGGTACTGGACATAGTTCGGATTATGTTTGTCTTCGCCCTCAATTCTCTCGACTTCTCGACTTGGAAGTCCAACAACTTGTTTAATTCCTAGCTTTTCATCAATGTCCAAATAAAGATAAAAATCTCCATATTTGCACATTGTGCGGGACCATCCAAAAAGGTTATAATTTATATTCAAAACCTGATTGAAAAGAATTTCCAAGATCCCCTTGATTTCTTCGTTGGAAGATTTGATTGTCAACATTGTGTTATAAACATTAAAAGTGGTCATCTCATCTGCATAAATGTCTAGCGAGGAAGCAACTTCTGGCATGAACTCCATTTGATCAAAATCGTTATATCTTTGAAGTCGGCTTTGAGTTTGCATAGCATAACTTGAAAAATTATTGTAAGGGTTATAATCATGCCTTTCAAACTTTTGGCCGGCGACATCTTTGAAAGAAGTGGCATATTTATCCATTCTTCTTCTTCTAAGTTGTCTCGTGTTCTGAGAGCGGTAATTTATAATTGGTCCAGAGAATAATCTTGTTAGTCTCTTAAAAAGAGCAGATTCATTATTCTTAGTATTTTTAGATTGGTCGGCCATTTCTTATCCTTTTAAAATCCATAAGTGTTGTTTATTTTTCATGTGTTCGTCAAAAGCTTTTTCCAATGTAGATGATTTATGCATACCGGGAATTTTCGTATCCAAGTGAGTATTTGATGCTATTATTGAATCCATAAAGGCTTTTTTATATTCAATATCCTTCTTGTTTTCGATAATTGCTGTATCTCTCACCCAGCAACCAATAGACGCAGCCATAATCAAATCATCATTATAACCTCGTTGTGCTTCTGGTCGACCGTTCCTCCAAATAAACGTATCTAGTTCGCTTGCGAGTCTTGTAGAATAAATAGTTAATACTTTATTTCTAATAAATTCTTCAAACTTAGCAATGATTAGTGGTCTGGTTTTGGAAGATGTCGTAAACCCGGGAACAACAGATGAATCACCTAACGCGGCGTATTGATCTACATATTCATGAGTGCTCTTTTTTGAATAAAAAACATTTTTATATTCTTTTTCAATTAATTTATCAAGCACATGAAATCCTACAGAGTTGTTCTCTACAACTAGCATAGCACAATTATATTCATTACCAGTTGTATAAAGCATATCAGAAAACAAATCAGGAGTCGGCTTGCCTTTGTATTCGCACACCAACTCCATTGTTTCTAGATTGAATACGTGGAATGTGCTAGAATCGAACCCATCTCCGCGTGCAACATCCGCGACTAAAAGGTACGTATTGCCATCTTTTGGCTCTTCCCAGATCCAAGTGTTCCTGTCAAAACCTACTTTGTATTTAGGTTCTTTTATGGCGGCTTTAATTCTTACAATATCATCTGGGTGGATAACCGTATCGCCTGAAGTATTAAAATTACACTCATACTCTTGCGCAATCTGCCGCTGGCTCATGTTTTTTGTTTCTATCTCGAACCACTCTTCATTTCTATCCGGGTGCATATCCCAGAATAGTCTAACAGGATAGAATTCATTTTCGCTGCTTTCGGCGCTTACATATGTTTCATGAAACCAGTCACCAACACCATTTGGCGTAGAAATAGCAATACATCGACCACCTGTTGAAATCGTAGGATAAAGGCCGGTCCACAAGTCATGAAGGTTTTCTACGTGTGCAGCCTCATCGATAACAAGCAATGACAGCGCCTCTGAACGTCCTGCGTCCCCTGAAGTTGAGGACGCTTTTACTTGGCTTCCGTTTGTCAGCTCAATGCTATTTTTGTTATCGACAACAAGATCAGATAATTTCAGCCATGGCGGCAAATGTTTAATTATAGTTTTAACTTTTTTAACCATATTAGCCGCTGTGGCTAGCTTGGTAGCAATAATAAGTACATTTTTGTCTCTGTGGAATAGGCATAGCCATGCTATATAAGCTGCTGTAATTGTTGAGATTCCCAGCTGTCTGGCCTTTAAAACAATGATAAATCTATGTAAATCTAAATCATCAACCAAGTTACTTTGAAAGTCATAAGTCTTAAACGGAATCAACCCTTTGCCCGGGTGAGGAATTTTAGCATAAGTGTTTATAAAATAAACTGGTTTCTTGCCACACTTAACAACTTCTTTGACTATTTGCTCTTTGGTTAATTCGTAGGCCATTAATCACTTTTTTTAGTAACATTTGATGGTTTCTTATCAGATTTCTGATCAAGAAAATCCTTAAAATTTTTCTCCAAACGATCTTCTGACGGCTCCGCTACAGCAACCACATCTTTCATACTGCTCACGGTATAAACTTTCTTGCACTCAACCCAAGTTCTAACCTTGGACATATTTTGCAATAGCATGTCTAAAGGGCCATCAGCCTTAACATTTAGAGTGTTGCCAGTAATGCTTTTATATTCTTTTTTCAAGTATGAAATAATATCTGCATATGTTTGTTCCAAATCTTGTTCAAGTTTTCTATTATGGAATTCTTTTAGAGGCAGTTCAGACTGATAGGAAACAATCATTTTCGGGCCACTAAGACGGACGTTGAAACCATCAATAACTCTGGAGTCATTAATGGCACACCCTTTTTCTCGCGTTAACCCGACTAGTTTGTCTTCGCCGTCCCTAACATATCGTTTATCGTGCGAACCGTCATAAGCGTTCGCTGCTGCTTGATTAATACCTTTAATGATGTCGTATACGGTTACAGTTGCCATTATTTTTGCTCCTTGTCTGGTCTCCAGCCATTCAACCATCTCTCTTCTCTATCTTCTATCCACTGAATGAAACATCTCCAGCAACATTCGTATTTATTCATATAGAGATCGTCTCTTATTTTAAAAGAGTATGTTTCACAAATGGGACAAACTCTTTTAGAATCTTTACTAATTAGATTTTTAGCTAACAAAAAACCATCTTTTTCTGTTTTCTCGTTTTCTTCGTCTCTTTTTCTTTTCTTTTTATAAAACTCTTTTAGTTGCTGTAAATATTCTGCTTCTTTATCATCATCCCAAAAAGACTTGGGATTGGCTATAGTTTCAGATCCAAACTTCTTGGCAATTGCCTTTTCAACGGCTACGATCTTATTTAAATCTTCTTTTGTTTTACTCATAAGAGATCGTTTGCCAAGCACCATTGGCGACGATTTTCAAACGGTGAGTATCTTCTTCATAAACCATCAACCCATTGAGAGCAGAAGCGGCCGTTGGTTTAGAAGCTTCTAAGACCCTGGGTAATATAAGCCCTTGCGCGCTGGAGGATAATTCTAATATTGCATTTGTGTTGGGGCTCGTTGTTCCGATGCCCACATTTCCATCTTGTTTGATTGACATTCTTATATTGCTATTGGTTTTAAAATTTAAATTATCGTTACCGTAGTCGTTGTAAATAATCCATTTTCTGGTGGTGCTCTCATAAAATTCAAGGCCCGGATGGCTATCGGTATGTCCAACAATTTTAATTCTAGCATCATCCGCATCAACTTTAAGATCACCAGCCACATGTAATTCACAATCGGGAGAACCTACGCCATTAATCCCCACTCTTCCTGTAGATGCGTCACACTTGAATAACGGGTTGCCTTCATTGGAACCGTTACCCTTAACAACAAAGTCGATATTGTTGCTTCCGTCGTTAATAGTAAGCTCATGCGGAGCAGAACTCTTTTCCTCTAAAGTGAGGAAGGCTTTGCCTCCTGCTTTGACAGTTATATCGTCATCACTAAATCTTATCCATGTATCGGCATCTCCATTGTGATAAATGTATTGATCGACACCAATATTGCCAGCAACATCTAATTTATAATCTGGACTTTCTGTGCCTATTCCCACTCTATCGTTCGATGCGTCGATAAATAAGGTTCCCGCATCAACATCCACATCATCGTCACCACTACCTAGGTCGATATTGCCATCAACAATTAGAGTGCCAGTTATATTTGCATTGCTTCCATATTCAGACATGCCTTATCCCTCCACTAATTTT